CTTCGTCAAACTGATGGGCAAAGGCGAAGCCGCCGCCCGCCGCGCATGGATGGAAAAAGAAGGCGATACGGCAGAATTGGATATTTAATCCATTGTTTCAATAGAATAAAGGCCGTCTGAAGCTAGTTTCAGACGGCCTTTTTTAAAACATAAGAAAATTAAGATTAAACAGTAATTAAATTTAATATCCTGTTACTTACCTGTTTCTATTTTCGCGGCTTAATTGTGCCTTTATAAGACAAACAAAAAAGCACTGATATAATCAGTGCTTTTTAAATAATGGCGCGGCGGACGGGGCTCGAACCCGCGACCCCCGGCGTGACAGGCCGGTACTCTAACCAACTGAGCTACCACCGCGCGACAATGAAAAGGAAACTTGGTGGGTGATGACGGAGTCGAACCGCCGACATTCTGCTTGTAAGGCAGACGCTCTACCAACTGAGCTAATCACCCGATAAGCCGACATTAAATCAAAAAATTAGATTACGCGCAAGGTTTTTATTTAAATAAAAACATATCCCATTGAAAGAATATAGAATATTTTATTTAACAATAAAAATAACCGTTATGCCCATCTATCAATCGAAAATCAAATGCCCCAATTTATCCGCCTTGGTATGCAGATAACGCTCATTTTCCACATTTTCGCCGACATGCAATGCAATGCGTTCGACCACATTAATGCCGGAATCTTTCAACGTTTGAATTTTCTCAGGGTTATTAGTCAACAACCTGACTTCACGAATATTCAGATAATCATAAATCTGCTTGGCCAAAGTAAAGTCGCGCGCATCAACAGGAAGGCCGAGTGCTACATTGGCCTCAACCGTATCCAAGCCTTGGTCTTGCAGACGATACGCACGGATTTTGTTTATCAAACCAATGCCCCTGCCTTCTTGGCGCAAATATACGATAACACCGCGCCCTTCTTTCTGAACAGCCTGCATCGCCGCTTGAAGCTGAGGGCCGCAATCACATTTCACCGAAAATAAAGCATCGCCGGTCAAGCACTCGGAATGGATACGCGACAACACAGGCAGGCCGTCTGAAACATCGCCCATCGTCAATGCGACATGTTCCTGCCCCCCCTCTTCTTCGAAGCCGTGCATGGTAAATTCGCCCCATTCCGTAGGCAAACGGCATGACGCGACAAACTTCAACGCGTTACTCATTTTCCGCTTCCTCGTTTTCAGCCACACCCAAGAGGTTTTTCAAAGGTTCCGCCAAGGCCAATGCAAGGGCAATCCAGGCCACCAATACTTCGTCAGGCGCACCGTCTTTGACATCAAATTCAGCATGTACCACACCCAAAACCGCACCGCTGGGCATACAAACAGGAACAGAAATCTGACTCAAGCCGGGATGATTACGTTCGGCTGATAATTCACCGATTTCCTGCCAATACGCCACATTCTGGCAAACATTCATCCAGCCGCTTTGCGCCGTACGCACAGCCAAAAAAGCCTGCCCGGCCGGCTCATCGATTGGAATCACATTTTCCAACGGCACACCCCAACGGCTCAGCCGAACCAGCGACAACGCGCCATCTTTCGGAAACGCAGTATAAACCGCTGCGCTTTTCAAATGCTCGGTGCGCTCGGCAACCGAATCCAAAGCCATAAAAATCTGTTTCAGCAATAATTCATGTTCGGCATCGACATAATCCGCCAATTGCCAACCATTTTCAGACGGCCACAAAATCGAACGCTCAACCGAAGCATTGCCCATTTTAATCACAGCCTGGGCAGTCAAATAAGCAACATGTATATCATCCGCAGGCAACTTCAAACCTTGCGTCTGCAAAAAATCTTTAATCAATAAAGCAGGCATCAGCCCTTCCTCACCAAATGGAAAGTTGAGGCCGTCTGAAAACAAACCCTGCTTTCAGACGGCCGGAATAAGTCATTATATAAGGGATAAACCGACAAATTCAAGCAAACAAGACTTTGCGCCCCCATTAATCTTGTGTATAATCCACAATTCAAATTAGTGCGGACGTGGCGAAATTGGTAGACGCACCAGATTTAGGTTCTGGCGCCGCGAGGTGTGAGAGTTCGAGTCTCTCCGTCCGCACCATTAACAATAAATAAATCAAACACTTAAGAAACTTTGGGACAGTTTAGGGACAAAATACACAGGCCATCTGCTTTTAGTAGATGGCTTTTTTATTAGGCTTAAATAACTTTTAAACTATATAAATCATAGGCTTGCAAAAATGTTCAAAAACCCTCTTGCATTACCTCACATAAAGAGGTAATATACACACATCGCAGCAAACAACAAAAGGAAACTGCCATGAAATTCACCCTGAATGTAATTAAAACTGAACAAGTTGAAGTAAAACGCCAATATGAAACTGTTACCCGATTCAACCGAATCAATACAGGCGAAACAAAAGAAGTAGAATTTAAACCTGAACAGAATCTATTAATTGTAGATGGCGAAGAGTTTAAAGTTTGCGAAGTTTTAGCAAAATCAATCAAAATTGGAAACGAAGATATTAAAACTGCCGAACTGATGACTTATAAAGATGGCCAACAACATTTATTCTACTCTCTTGATGTACCGGCATTTTGGGATAAATTTGATGATTTAAAATGGGGCAAAAAAGTATTTGGCGGATATGTCAAAATTTAATCAACTACCGACACCTTGACGGAATCAAGGCAAAACACCGAAAGGAAATCAAAATGTTCAAACGCGTTATCATCTTCACATCTTTCAACGGCTTTGAAAAAGTTTCTCAAACTGAAAAACGCCGCCTTACGAATATCATTAATTCTGAAGTTTCTATCATCAATGAACACTTGGCAGCCAAAGCCACCATCGAATCTTTAGACGGCCAATACCGCGCTTTCTTATTCAATGATGAAGCCCCTGCAATGGCTGAATTTATTGAGAAACTGAAAGCATTTGCTAAAAGCTCAGACGGAATCTCAATCAGCGCATGGGAAATTGAAGAAAGCCAATACAACAGCCTACCTTTGAAACAAAAAGACTTTTTAGCTACTGCAAACGGCAATAAAATTTTTGAAGCATAACAGACAGGCCGCCTGAAATATGGCGGCTTTTTCGAGAGAATAAAATGAGCAAGAATAATATTTTTAATCGATACCCGGCAATCATTCATGGCGAATCACGATCAGAAACAGACGAATTTGTCGTTCATACGCGATACCCTAGATTTTTAGCGCGGAAATCACTAGACGACAGATACACGGGAACAATGCCGGGGAAACCTGTCAACGGCGATATGGTCGAAGATAGCAAGACAGGCCGCCTCGCCTACCGCTCGAATATTGGTCTTTGGCTGTCGGACTTTATCTTTTTGGATAACAACCGCCCTGAAGTTACCGAAGAATGGCTAGAAAGCCTGAAAAAAGTCTGCGACCAAATCACAGCAGACGATTTGATGTTGTCAGAAGATGGGGATTTGTATGATTGAGAATTTTGAGCTTGGTTACACGCCAAACAACTTGAAGGCATTGCGCCGAAGATATGGGCTGACACAACAGAATGTTGCCGACATTACGGCATCAACACTGAAAACAGCCCAAAAATGGGAAACAAGCCCAAGCATGAGCAGTTATGCGAATATGCCTCACACGAAATGGCTGAAATTGTTGGAATATTTGAAGAATAAATGAGAAAAAGGCCGCCTGATTTAGACGGCCTTTGTTTTACTTGAAAGTATCGGATAACGCTTTGTGCCGCGCTTTGCAGTCATTGTATAACCCGATGACTTGCAACGACCACGGCAACACATCCGCGCCCGTACCGCCCTCAAGCTTAGGCAGGTTCGGGCATGGTTGCACAAGGTCAGCAGACGGTTTAATTGCCGTCGGCAATGGCGGCGTTGATGACTGACAAGCCATCAGAATCAACGCAGACGTTACGATAGACAGGCTTTTCAACAATCTTTTGCACTTGGACATATCTCACACGCTCCTTTTCTTCACGCACAGCTTTTTCTGACTGATACTTTTCAGAAATAACCTGATCCGATTTTGCTTTCTCAATCGCAGCATCTTTCAGACGATTTGAGATTTCTGTCGCCATTGATTCACGTCCGCGCCGATATTGGGCCACATGGTCATATTGCCATGCGAAAACAATCGAAACACAGACAACCAAGGCCAACATAAACCGCCAGTTTTTCAACAATCCGGCAATCATACAGCCTCCTCTTTACCAAGCTTGGCACGCTCAATTTCGCGCATTTGCTGATAATTCTTAAGCTCTCGGTCAGCGTGTTCAAAGCCCTTCAAATCCGCTTGCTCACTCGCTTGCTTGAGCTTGGCTTCCCATTCTTTGATTCGCGCATCACAAAATTCGATAGGAGTCATAATCACGCCTCACTTGCACCATGTGCGGCGGTTGCCGTAACAGATGACAAAACATAACGTTCAGGCGCGGGGCTAGACTGCACCGCTTTGCCATCCACCAGCTTAGACGGCCAGAAATAGCCGTCAATATCCGCCGCGTTGAACGGCACGATAGACACGGTATTGCCTTGATTGCCGCCTAAGCCCAAAATCTGACCTTTTGCATTTTTGCCGACCACGAAGAACACATGGCCGCCGCCTTGTCGGGATTTAACTGCAATGCAACCGTAGGCAGGTTTTGACAGCTTCGTCAGCCCGGCACTTGCCCATGCTTTCGCACGGTACCAGTCTTTAATGACCGCGCGACCACTCTTACCCAAGCAATGGCCGACAAACAAGCCACACCATGGCGTTTCATCCTCAAAATACCAAGACTTTGCCGCACCGGTGAACGTCCCCATATCTTTCAGCCATTGCACGATCGTCGGGTTATGTTTCGGGCCGACAATCTCTTTTAAGCCAAGATGTTTTTTTGCTTCTTTTATCCATTCCAATTCTTGCATTTTCCAATTCTCCAAGAATAAAGGCCGTCTGAAACTCAGACGGCCTTCTTCTTTTAAATAATTAATCTTTATCGACGAATTTTTCCGCCGTTCTTTTCAGCCACTTTTTCATTAGCTCAGGAGCAAGACTTTTGACTGTATCCATGGCATGACCAGTCAATATACCGACAAACGCGCCCGCAATAGCACAAGTCCAAACTTGGTTGACCATCAAAAACCGTTCCACTACCGCCGCCGCTGCCACTGCCGACACAACCGCCTCAAACAAGCTTGAGACAATCTTGTCGTGGTCTTTGATACTCGACCACGCACTACCGACAATGCCGCCCCCTATGGCAAACAGGTAGCCGATTTGAAAAAAATCGTGCATTATTCCCCCTTTAGGCTGTCTTTCAATTTTTCGCCAGAAAACAAGAATTTAAGTGAGTTATTGCCAGCCAAAAGGCACAAGAAAGCCAAGATGGGCGGAATGACCATGCCCGTGTGAGCAGGCGGAAACGCTCCCCAAAACGCCTGCGCCGTCAGATACCAAATAAACGCCGACACCAGCAATAGATAGCCTGAAAAGACGTTTCCTCGGTACGTCTGCCAGTACATCGCCGCCAACTGAAGCAAGCCGATACCACCGAAAACAGGAATCAGGATAGATTCGGGTATCGTTTTAAACTTGTAATAGATAGGCCATTCATAAATATCGACAGGCGAAAACGCAAACACGACGGCATAACCGATCATCGACAAGCTACTGGCAAACTCGACAACGCGCGTCCCAGTGCTAAAAAGCCACTTTTGAAAACGCACGGGCAGAAAACGCCAATCCAACACATATTTAACCCATTTCAATGAGTTACTCATTTTCAATCTCCAAAGAAAAAGGACTTTTTGACAAAATTATCAAAAAGTCCGTTTACGAAAAAAGCCATCAAAAATTATGGCAATATAGTCGGCCAAGGGTCGGTAGTCAGGTACATGATGGAACTTACACGAATGTCCCCAATATCTCGGTCAGTCGGAACAGGGTCGGTAAATTGGAAACGTAGCATATTACTATCCCCAGGACTGCCCAAATACCATGTTCCGTATGGAATGCCTTTGTCGTTGTAGATACCGCCAATTAAGCTGGATTCTGACCTAAAACCTTGCGGTATACAGACGGCGTTTTGTCGGACAAGGTAAAAACATATTCCGTCATAGTGTTACCACCTCCAGTAAGCAAATTTCGCCACGAATCAGCGTGTGCCGTGTCGACACGTTCAAAATATCGTACTTGGCACGTCGCCACTTCGCATCTTTGGAAAACTCAGGCGGAAACTCCAGCGTTAGGACGTTTTCAGCCACTTTGATATTCGCTGTAGCCTCGAACTTATTGCCAGTGTTAGGCACGACCATCATTTTCAAATTGGCGGTCGATAAATCAAAAGGCTTACCGTCCGTTGTTACCGTTACTTCAAAACGCCGTGCATTTCCGCGCGGTATCTCGATGTTTATAATCGGGATTTCCGCTTTGATTTTAATCATAATTCCCCCTTTCAGGGTTTTTGACGTTTACAAAAAAGCCGCCTAAACCATTCAGACGGCCTGACCGTTAAACAAATTTGAAATCACGTTTCATCTGTTTTAAAAGCTTCGCCAAATCCTTTTTGTGGATAAAATCGCCGCCTGTTGAGTTGATGATAATCGTGCTGTCGTCGCCACCTGATTGACCTGCCATTTCACGGATTGTTTGGGCGTGTTCAGCAGGCAAAACCATCTCATTCTCGTGCAGTTGAGTAAGAGGGTTGATACCGGCCGGAATATCCCAACCACCTGCCGCCGATGGAATCCGTGTTGTGGTCGTGGTAGTTTGAGAACCGCCACCACCACCCATCAAGCCCATCACGGCTGCCATAATAGCGGCCATTGCTGCGACTGCAAGAATCGGGCCGACATAAGGAATAGAAGCTTGCGAAGCCGCCGCGCCCGATGCCGCCTGTGTTGCGTTGGCAGTAACAACAGATGTAGTCTCGGTCGCTTTGGTTGCCGCTGTCTTGGCCGCCGCCGCTGTTTCCAGCGTTTCCTTAGTCCCGAAAATCATCTTGTAAATCGCTGATTCCTGAACCATGCGCTGCATCATGCCTGCCAGCGGTTTTGTAACCATTTCTTGAATAAAGGTTTGCCCCATGCTTTTGAAAAAGTTATTCATGGCCGTGCGGAAGTTCTGCGTACGCGTGAGCATGGCTGAAAAAGCCTGTCCCATCTGCTGCTGTGCTTCTTGCCAAACGTTCTGTCCGCCGTCCTGAAGCATCTCCATGACGTTGGGCGCGTCTTTCCGGCGTTGGCCTTCGCGTTTACCCTCGTTCTTCGCCTGCGTCCGTTCATGGCCTTGCCCAAGTTCGGCCATCTGCGCTTTAAGCTTATCAATGGCCGTCTGACTATAAGTCGGGTCTTGTTCAGCAAGTGCGATCCGTTCTTGCAATGCGTCATAGGCAATCTGATAACGGCGATTTTCAAACTCGATTTCCAAATCAAGACGTTCAAGTTGCGAGATTCGACCTTCAGACAGCGCTTGGTCGGCTGCGTCTTTCTCCATTTCAAGCTTATGCTTGTCAAGCTTCTCCCATTCAGCCACCTGATTCATCTTCGCTTCAGTTGACTGCTTCGATAACTGGTCTTCAAGAGTCAGGATTTTTTCACGCAGCTTTAAGCCGGTTTTACTGCCAGCGTCAACCGTTGCCAGTTTTTCGCGCCAGTAGGCGGCCTCACGCGCTAAATCCCATTCTTGGTGCGTGAGCGTTTCCCGTTGCATTTCACGGTGTGCAAGTTTTTGGGCTTTGATTTCCTCTTCCCAGCCTTGCATTGGGTCTTGATCCGCTCCTGAGCCGCCTGCATGACCCTTCCCACCGCCTTTACGTCCGCCGCCACCTTTGCGACCTGAACCACCGCCTCCTCCGCCGCCACCGCGCATGGCTTTGGCTTCGTGGATATTAGCCGCGCGTTCCTTGATGGCATTTGCCATTGCACCGGCGCGGTCTTTCGTCATGCTGTCTGCAATACGACCGCCAAGCCCGCCGTCATTCATTCGTCCCATTTGGACGTTGTTCAGCTTTTCAATGCCCGAAACGCCAACCATAGACGCGGCTTTATTGGCATAATCAATCATGCTGTTAATCATGCCGACCGCCTTGTTTACCATCCACTCAATCGCGGAAATAAACACGTTGCCGATAGCCTTGCCAAGATTGGCAAAGAATTGCGGCATATTGTTGGCGGCTTCTTTAATCAACATCCAGCCGGTTGCGAAGGTGTTGATATAGACGTTGACATACGCCCCGATGGTGCTTGAGATTAAGCCCATCACGCGCTCAAATACCGCCGACCATCCGCCGACACTCTCGTCAACCCATGCTGTCAACTCGCCGAACCATGATTTAACGGTATCGACAGCTTCGCCGATGGTTTCCGTGATGATTTGCCAGACGGCCTGTATCACATCAGAAAGATTCGACCAGCCATCGCCGAAAACGTCTATTTCATCGCCGAATTGGGAAATAAGGCCGATGACCGCGCCGATTGCAACGGCAACAATCCCAAACGGATTTGCCAGCAAAGCCACATTCAATGCCAGCGTAGGCGCAACAGCGGCCGCAACAGCAACGGCAAAACCTGCGACAATAGGGACAACTAAATTCAGGTTGTCAGCAATCAGTTTAATAACCGCAGCAATCCCCGACATTGCGCCGCTGTCGTTCAGCAGCTTAGAAACCATGCTTTGCCAGTTATTTGAGAACACCGTCAACGCCTGCCCCATCGTCATAGGCATTTTGGCCGCCTGCTCGCCGAATTTCTCAGATGCGCCAGATATGGCTTTAAAAATCACATCCGCCGTCAACTGCCCTTCACTGCCAAGCTTTTTAATCTCAGCGCGTGACTTGCCCATGTATTCCGCGATAGTATCAAGCAGAATCGGTGCGGCTTCAGCAATGGATTTAAATTCATCGCCCTGCAATACGCCGCTGCCCAAAGCCTGCGACAACTGCATAAGCGCGGCGGCCTGTTGTTGCGCCTGTACGCCGCCGATAGCCATCGCGTTATTGGTTGCTTCGGTAAAGGTCAAAATCTCCTGTTGCGTGTAGCCGTAGTCTTTTAACGCGCGGCTTGTAGAAACATACAGATTCGCCGTTGATTCCAGTGAGGCGCGGGTATTGTTGGCTACATCCAATAACTGACGTTGTACTGCCAAATACTCGCTTTCAGACGACACAACCTGTCTGACTTGTGCGTTGATTGACTGCATGGCGTCGGCAGTGTCAAGCATGGACTTGGCAAACGACAGTGACGCAAATCCAGCCAAAACTGATCCAATTTTACCCAGCCCACCGGCGGCCGCCGAAGCCTTGCCGTCTGTCTGCTCAAGCTCGCTGTTCAGTTGCTGAACCTTGCGCTCGTAGGTTTCTACGTCAATCGCGCCAAGATTCAACAATTGGTTAACTTCTGCCAGCTTCGCCTTAAATTGCTCCATCGGCGTACGCGTTTCTTCGTACACTTTCCGCGCCGAAGAAGAGATTTTATTGAACATCCCCTCTTGTGCATCGCCAAGCGTTTTAAAAGTCGATGGATTGACATGAAACGCCTGCTCCATCGACTTTTTCATATCGTCAAAATGCGTTTTTAATCGCGCCTTGACGTTACCAATGGCGTTTTCAATGGCCTTTGACGCCGATTCGGCAGAGTTTGCCGCTTGGTTAAACCCTGCCGCCGTGCCGTTTTCGACGGTTATTTTGATTTTTGCTTCCAAATCGCTCATACGACCGCCCATAAAAAAAGCCCGTGAATCATCACGGGCATGGTTTCAAATTTAAATTAGGCTTCGACCAGTTCAGCACCTGAAAAGACACTTTGTTCATTCCCCTGTTCAACGGCTTTACCGTACAGCCAAGCGCGTGACACTTCCGCGCCGTCAGGTAAGCCGTTCACAGTAACAGAATGTGAACACAGCGGATTACGGCCTGCTTCGTATGCCTTTTTCGAGACGTAGCCGTTCAAGGTTGCTACAACAGAGTTGTACTTGTAATCAATACTTGAATACTCGATTACATGGTAGCTTGCCACTGCGCCTGTGCTTTCGTCTTCAATTTCGTGCTTGATTGCGATTACTTGTTTTGCCATGACTTTCCCTTTCAATAGGCATTAAAAAACCCGCAAATGCGGGCAAAATAATTTCAATATTTAATTTCCGTAACCCAATGGGATACCGTCTAAGTCAACCATAAAAATATAAGTGCTGCCGGGCGTTGTCCACCCGCTCATAGATTGCCACCAACCATTACCACTACCTAAATTAACTAAGGCATGTTGTACCGTGTTTTCATCACGGAAAAAGAACCCCTCTGCCAATTCAGCGGCGTAATCAGTAGTAAACCCTCCCGGCACATATACATCACTGTTATAAAGATGAAGCATAGCGCGCCTAACATAAGGAATAAAAACTCCTAAATTATCAGAATATTTCCGATAAGCACTTACATCAACCTTATAGTCTTTTTTCAAATCAGGGGACTGGTCGTAAGATAATTCATGAAACGATACAAGTTTTAGCCTGTACCAAGCGGAATGGTAAACCAATTCCCCTTTATCATTCCATAATTTCAACCCCGCCCCACGTTCAGGCGGTTGCCATATATCAAAAATATAATATTCAATAGGGTCTTTTAACGTGAAGTTGTGCCAAATATAGATATTAAACCCTCTATCCGTACCCTGATGTACTGATTTTTCAGTTATGGGCAGCGCAGTTACCTTACTGTTATAATCATATCCTCTTGGTTTTAATACGATTACAGGATAATTCATCCCCCTAGTATCAATAAAAGTTCTTTTACTATCCCCATTTTTCAAAAAATCTTTGTCGTATAGTAAACCTGACTTTCTTAAATGGAAATTTTGGTATTGGTTGCTTATCGTAACTAATGGAGCGCCGCCGTTTGCATTAAATATCTTAAACATAAGGGCAAATCCCTAGAACTAAATTAATATAATCCCCTTTTTCATTACTCGCTCCGATCGCATTATCGCCATAAATCCACCCAATTTCAGGACTATTATAAAACTCGTATGAATAATGAACTTTTATGCCATCAATTCTAATTTCAGGCCACCCCGTCCCATCAATATCCGACATTGTAATGAAGTGAAATACCTTGAACCCATCAGGAATATTCGCTAATTCAGGAACCTCAATATATCCTTTCCATCCTTTACTAGACGTAGGGAGTTTGATTATTTTTAATAATTGCGGAAACCGCGAATCTACTTTATCGCGCAATGTTCCGTCTTCGTTATAGACTTTCAACCCTGCCGCCATTCATTACACCTCCATAAAAGAGGCCGTCTAGGTTTTAGACGGCCTTTCTTACATTGACAACTCAACAATAAGAACCCCTCTCTCATTAAAGAACTGGATTTTATCATTCGTCATCTTCAGCCCAACATTACCGGACGCAGCAGATATTGACACCCTGCCGTTATTATCAACAGTGAACCGACCATTACCAAGATTCAAACTGCCGCCGTTAATGTTGCCCATATTGGCAGAAATGGCAGACAAGTTGTTCACATTCAGCTTATCAGCCGTAATACTACCAGCCGCCATTTCACGTGCCGTAACACTTCCAGCTTTCAAGCGGTTTGCGTTCAGCGTGTTTGTCGTGATTTTGTCGCCGTGAATATCCCCAGCGTTCAATCTATCGACAATCGCCTTACCGTTTACCACCAGTTCGCCGTTCACGCCGACACGGTTTTGCCGTGTATCGACCGTAAATGGGAAAATATCAGCCTTGCCAGTCGCACCAATGCCGAAGCGGTCTGCGTTCACAATAAACTTGCTTTCGGGCGTGCCGTTTTTCGGTGTGGTTGCCAAGCCGTAGCCAGCCACCTTGCCATTAACGTCAACCTTGACCGTGTATTGCGCTTCCAAGCCGTTGATACTTTGGGCATGGGTTTGCACCGTTGCCACACTATCCTCCGACGCCGGTGTCCAGTCGGTCGCAACAGTGCCACGCTCCAGCTTAATACGGTCAATCCGTGAGGCAGTTCTACCGCTATTCGGGCCACAGTAAATCAATAAGCGGTCGTTCGATGGATTGTTTTTCGACCGTTGCCATGTTGCTGACAGTCGATAAACTCCATCAGACACTTTCTTCATTGCGCCTAACCAGTTCCAAGAATCCGAATTGAACGGCCAAAACGCTTCGCGGTCGCTGCCTAAATCCCCCCAAATCGTTACAGTAAACGGCTCGCCCTCTTGTAACGAATTATCAGTCATTTGATATGACTGAATTAAATAGTTTGAATTTTGAACTTGCGTTGCGGAATCTCGGATTAAGTTTCTTCCCCCGACAGATAAGTTATTGAGTTTCGAGGATACTTGTTCAATCTTGCTTACCCTCTCACGCGTTTCCGCTTCGATTCGTGCGTTTACACTGCCTGCACCGTTGCCGTCAATTAGTGCGATTTTGTCACGCAAAGCCTTGTTCAGATTGCTTTCTGCTAAATCTGTGACTGACACATCAGTAACGGTAAACGCAATACTGTTGCTGACGTGCATGCCGTCTTTGCCAAAGCTGTCATAACCAGCGGCGCGTAAATAATAGGTTTTACCCTGCTGTAAATCCTTTCCGTTGCATTTCGTAATCGAAACAAATGTTTCCGCACCATCGTAGGCTTTATTCGCGTCTGTTGTTGGGACGGCCTGATTCTCAGACACCCAAATAACAATGCCTGCAAAATCCTCTTCAGACGGCATGGCGCATTTGAAAAACGCCTGACGCAAACCGCTGTCAATCTCAATACCCTGCAATGGTTTGAGCTGAGGATTTTGCGCGGCCACTTGCGCCCAGTTGCCAGTCTTACCAGTAACCGCACGGCCACGGACTTTAAAGACAACATCACGCACTTGACCGCCGTCAGCTTTCATATCGGCTTGCGTGTAGGTAAAGCCGTTGTCAACAATACCGCTCAAGCTTCGCAGACGTTTTTGCGTATTGCCTGCATAGACTTCAACGTCATAGGTATCAGCACCGCCCAATTTATCCCAAGCAATAACGGCTTCCTTACCATATGCCCAAGATGATGTAAGGCGTAAATTCTGAATTTGCCCAAGCGGTGCGCCCTTGATGGTATAGGAATATGCCGGAACTTCTGCAAGCTCCTGCACCCCACTGCCAAAGACGTTAAAAGACACCAGCTTAACCCAAACCGTGCGCCCTACCCAGTTTGCAGGGACGGCGTATTTGAACATCGCTTCATCGATACGCACAAACTGACTACCTGCATTATGTCGGTCGATATTTGAGCCATATGCGCCGCGCGTCAGGTTACCAAGCGTATAACGTCCCACGCCTTTCAGTTCGGTGGTCTCGTAGGCCAAAAACTCGCCGTCAACGTAACACAAGGTCAGCAAATCGCGGCTGTCTTGCTCCGTTCCGCCTGTCATTTGCCCGGCGGAAATTTCAACGCTTAGGGTATTGGCGCGGTCGAAAACTGCACCACTTGCCAAAGGTGCAGACAGTGAGCCAAAACGCGCTTTCTTGTTGGTCGCACCGATTCGCGTGTAGCTGTCGCCATCTGTCGAAATCCACACTTCAGCACCGCCCCACATATCGCCGCCAGCGGTTGCAAGCCAAATCTGAGGCTCACCGCCAGTCAGTTGTAAAGGCGCTTCAAAAACAACAGGCGCATGGGCGTTTCCAGGCGATTTGTTGTAATCGGCGGAATAACCCAATGATGGCTGTGTAGGATAAGCCGTAGCCGTAGCCGCGCCCATCGGGAAATCTTCGGCCTTGACGGTCAAAACGCCCTCTTCGTCCTCCTCAATCTCAATGATTCGGACAGGCGTTTTATCAAGCCCCAAGCCCTCGTCTGTCAGCGTTACCAAGTCCATAGGCTCAAGCAGGCAGTATTTCCAACCAAGCTTAAACTCATATTCATTGCGGACGTACAAGGCACGCTGTAACAGCAGTTGGGCTACATGGTTTGCGACTTTAGCGTCACAAATTCCGTGCATTTTCACTGCGTCTTTAGGGCGCAGTCCGTATTGCTCAATATTCGCTTGGTCTTTAACTTCGGCCACGGCGATATTGTAGTCATTGGCGCGGTCTAGATACTCAACCTGTATTTGGTTGTAAGCGTCAGCATTGGTTTTGCGCTCAACTTTTAAAGGGTCTTCCGCGCCTGAGACGATAAAATCGTCATCGGTCAAGTCGTAAACAGGTGTCAGGTTTGGCACATAGGCCGCGCCGTTTCCTGACAGCTTCACATCACCATAAGGGACAATTTTCAGACGGCCTTGAGAAAACACTGCCGCGCTATTGGTCTGTTCCAACAGTTCGGAAATGTTTTGCTGTGCCTCCGTCTGCTCACTGTAAACAGGGCTTAAAAAGATACCTGCCGCGCGGCAGTAAACACCGTAAACACTCGTGTCGCCCAAGTTTTCAGCAGGGAATCCGCAACCGTAGTTCTGATTCGTCAGCATATCGCGGATAATTTCGCTCGGATTTGCATCAGGAATTGAGGACGAATACCCCATTTTCCCGATAACCTCGAAATTATGGCTATAAATCTGCGCTGATTTTGTCAGCTCGTAATTTGGGCTGTAAATATAAGCTGTGCCTGAATAGTTGATAGCCTGCGCTTGGTGCTTCGGCTGTTGCAAATGCGTCCAAGTCGGCTGCTCATCGCCGCCTTTTGCAAGATTCAGGCGTAATTGAGAAAGCGATTCAAACTTTTCTTTATCTCGCCAAATTCGCCCGATACCTTTAATCTCGCCCTCGCACAAGGCCATCATGACGGCGGCTTCGTATGTGTAGGAAATATCCTCTTGTTTTACGCCACCGCCGCCCTTGCCGCCTTGTCGGGTCGTTGTCTTGGTCTCAATAGTGGTAAAGTCTCCGTACCAAATCAAATTACCAGCAACACGCGCCCGACCGTAAACAACAGGCAGGGTCAAGCCTTGAGATGATTGCTGAACTTGTAGGGATAAAATCCGTTGTTCAGAATTTGAAATAGTGGAAGTCTTACCGCCCATGAGTAACCTCTAATTTATAAATAGCCTAAATCTTTCGCTTTTTGAATGATTTTCCCGGCAATAACTGTTTCAACCGCTGGCAGGAAATGCGCTCCGCCGTCATGCGACAGCGACAACGGCATTACTTTGTCTTTTTGCGCCTGCTTATCGGCCTCGTTCGGGGTTATTCCGGTATCAGTCCAAATCTGATCGGACGTCATGTATTCCTCAATATCCCAAACGTTGTTGCCGTACTTCTCTCTAAGCCAGTTATTAAACTGGTCTTTCAATTCCCAGCGGTATCCGTGAACCTCTTTCGACCAGCCTGGCTTATTGTCTGCCCAAATCGGCAAAACGATAAAACGCGGCGATTCCTTCGGCTGGATTTGACCGATGCACTTTTCAATATACATTTTCACGCGCTCTAATACTGATTGCCAGTTGCCGATATTTGCGCCGTTAATATCATTCTTGGCCGTTGCCAACACACAAATGCCATCTTCCCCACCGCTGTTTTTCAGTCGCACAGGGTAACGTTTGCCCGGCGTGACGGTGTGTGTGTATTCATCACGCGGAATCACTTTTACGTTAGGCGTTTGGCCTGAAATCGCCGCCGTGATTTTTTCGTCGATAACCGCTAATGTTGAGTGCATACTGAACGGCACTGTTCCCTCGTGATACACAAGTTTTCCGTCAACCATCGCGTTATTGGCTCGTGCCGGGATAGTACTCACATCAAAAACAATATCAACAGGGCTACCATTCATAGACATTAGCGCGTATGAGGCCAAACTACCACCTTGAGCGTTATTGATAACAGGGATATTGTCTTTTTTCGCAACGGCGATAGCCTGCTCACCGATTCGGGCGTTTGTAGAATCGCCGAAGAAATTCAGGCTTCTTACTAAATTTTTCGGTTTTGCATTAGGGCTGTTTACCGGGGGCGTTGCCAGTGCTGGTGTTACTGGTGCCGGTTTAGGCTGAATAGGCTTTACAGGCTTACCCATCGCCATTGCTTCCCTCATTTCGTCAAGTTCCGCCCTTAATTGATGGTAATCGCCGCCTAATCCGTAAACCGTTAATTGGATATTCATTCGTTTGCTCCAAAAGTAAAAAACTTCATTGGACGGCCAGAAAGTTCGGCCTGATCCAATTCGTCCAAAACCACACCGCGCCCGATATAACTGTGAATAATCTTGTTGTCGCCAACATAAACCGCGCCATGCGAAAACGTGCGCCCAAACTTCCAGACGGCCACATCGCCAGGTTGCGGCGTATCGGTCTCATGACAGACTTTTAACACCCAACCAAGATAACGCTCCTCGTCTCGGTGCAAGTGCCAGTCTTGAGGATATGGCCGTGGGTCAAAATCAGCAGGCAGTAAGCCCGCTTCCCGATAGATTGCGACAAGAATCATCGCGCAATCCACACCAGCACCCTTTACCATCGCTTGATGATGGTACGGCGTGCCAAGCCACGAATAAGCCTCTTCGACAATCCGTTTTCTCAAATCCATTTCAGACGGCCTCATTTAAACCACCGTGTCAGCAGATGGGATATAAGGGAAGCCACGGAAATGCACGATGTTTTGGAACTTGTCTTTACAGGTGCTTTGTCGTTTATCGCAGCCAGGATAGATTTTGAACACATCTCCGGCGCGTGGCGGGTGTGGTAAGCGCAAGGCAAAAGACAGCGTACCATCTTTGTGTTCTTTGACGGTGCGTGTCAATCCTGCGTTAAGGCCACTTGTTAACTTGATTACGCCCTGATTAAACCAGCCGTTCGCCTGTGTCAGATTGCAAGTCAGTTCCGTTCCGGTCGTACTGTTTGCGGTTACACGACCGTTTACCGTGAACTTCTCGCGGTTGACTTTACAGCCGCCGTCATAAAGCGTCCTCATACAACCGGCTTGATAGATATTGCGTGGGCTTGATACGTTTAGCAGTTCAATATCCGATTTAACATCGACCTTGACGGACGAACGACTACCCGACACATCCGACACGCGGCCGGAAAAGATGATGACCGTGCCAACAGGTTCAGGATTTGGCGTGAGGAAATCACGGAAAAAGACACGCTCAATAACCACCCTTGCACCGTCCAAAGCACCACCAAGCGCGGCCTCTGCCCACTGCAAACCCTCAAGTCGGTAACTTGGCTCGGCGGCGATTTGCAACGTATTGGAATCAACATCAAGCCCTACCGCCGTTCTTGTTGCGCCGCGCTTGATAATCAGCTTATAAGCCTCGTACTGATTCCCCTGCCATGTAACAGGCTTGTCAAAATTCGTATGACGTAATACCTGCCCATTCGCTAAGGCAATCGTGAACAAATCGGCCATCAGAAACCTGTCTTCGTTATGAAGCAGATTCATTAATTCAGCGCTTGCACTTTTCATAATTTCAAACTCGTAAACTCGATTTTCTTCGCGTTCCACAGATGGCCGATGAAGTTTTCAAAATCCACTGTGTCAGACGTAAAGCGGACGCGGAAATAAAAACCACCTGTCCATGTGATGGGTCTGCCAGGCGTTTGCGGCGTGTTCAAAACCAATACGCCGTTGTTGTCTATCGAGAAATCACGGCCATGCGTCAAGGCAACGCCGCCAACTTTAACCGTCGGCACGCCTTTAACCGCCAAAACAGGCTCGGTAAAACCGCCGTAATTGCGCACAAGTTGGTATCTCGTTACGCCCTGAACAACATTCCCGATAAGCTGGTCTGTAACCTTGTTATCCGTTGGGTCTTCATACAAAAAGCTGTCGAAACTACCGCGGCGTTCATTAAAAAAGCCTGCCAGCTTCTCAAGTTCGTTGATTGATGCTTTTGTTCTCAACACTTCAAACGAAAGCGAAAACTTCCACTGCGGATAAGTGTAATAAGCGCTACGAATCTCACGCCCTGAAGCTGACTTTTGGATATTAGTACTCCAAACAGCCGTTTTTTTGCGCCCCCACTTCAAGCCGGGGAATGTTGGAAAAACTGCATTACTCATATCAAATAATCCCCTTCGCTTTCAGTAATGCGTTAAATTCGTCTTCTGATAGCTCGCCGCCCCCAAGCATACCGATGGCCTCTGCCTCGTCTGTTTCGCTCTGTACAGGGCTGGATGACGGCTTAATGCCCATATATGAGGCTACCAAGATATGCACGGGCGGATGTTCACGCCAATAGTCATTTAAATGCCCGATTCGCGGCAAATCCAAGTTGTCGGCGACATAATCCCACGTCCACCCAGTTGAGGCGCAGACGTGGGCAATCATCGCGCCGAAACTTAAACCGCCGCCTGAGCTTCCCCCGCTTGTGCGGCTTCCTGCTCCTTGCGTTTCAAGCCTGAAACATCCATCACAGCGGCAAATACTTCGTTCATGTTGCCAATATCAATCAAATCAGCCACTTCTTCGCGCGTCATATCGGGATAGTTGCGTTTCAGCGCAGAATGGGCGCAATCGATAACGGTAGAAATCTGTTTTGCGTCTTGGACATTGCCGTCAAATGCACCAATGCGGCTTTGCAACTGCTCCAACGCGCCTAAAGCGATTGGGGGAATAACATATTCAGTGCCGTTCAGTTCAACGGTTACGCCTTTAATTCGTACGGTCATTTTGTTTCCTTTTTGGGGGTAAATGAAAAAAGGCCGTCATTTTCAGACGGCCTGCATTATTACTCTTGAATCCACAACGTACCGACTTTGAAGCCTGCTTCATCGGTTGAGGCAGTAAAGTCAATTTCAGGCACGGAGAAGTCATCGTTTTTGGTCGAGAACAAGCCCAATTTACCACTGGTTACGCTTTCCAGTTCCAACAAGGCTTTTTTACCTTTGAACTGAGTCAGGTATTTCAGCTTAAAGGTCGGCGTGTTACCCATCGCCATATTAGTCAGCTCAATTTTCTTGGCTGACGGCATAGATACCGTGTAAGTAAAGCTAGGGTAAACCGTTTTGCCTTTATCCGCCTCGTTAAACGAGTAAACGCCGTTTGCGGCAACGGAGTATTGGCCTGCTTTCGGATTGCTTGCCACTTTAACCATAGCCGTACCATCACTGGACATAACACCTTGGTCTTCGACGAAAGAACCGCCCGGCGCCATGCCAGTCAAAGTAACGTTATATGGCGCTTGAGTCGGGATATCCTTACCGTCAGTATTTGCCCATAACGCTTTCATCGTACCAGTCGCAAACTCAGCGCCAAAGAACAAAGTATTCAGTGTCAGGCCGTTGATTAACGCGCCTTTAAATTTACCTGAGACTTTAACCTTGCCTTGAGCAACAGCCAGCGCAAAGCGGTTTTGGCCGTAAAACTCTTTCAACTCCGCCGACAAATCAACAGACATTTCTTGCAAGCCCATGATTCGCACAGGCGTTGCGTTTTGCACACGGTTGCCGTAAGCATCCGTAATCATTTCGGCGAATACCTCGCCACTACCAAACGTCAACTGCATGACATTTCCTTTCTAATTGCCGACTAAGCGGCGCAAATCATAATTGGGATAATACAGACGGCCTGATTACCAAGCGTTCCCTCGTCTGTTTCTACCGTACCCTCAACGCGGCAATACTCAACGTCCGCGCCATCTACCACCAAAGCCGTCTTGCCCGTGATTGGGTGTACAGCGTTCACGGCATTACACACCGCGTCAATCAGCGGGTTCATGATAGGCGCGGGCGGCTCGCCTGCCGTCTGAACATACAAATACACGTCAACGCGCAACAGCCATTTCGTCTCTTGCCCTGTTGTCGTTACTGCCTGCATATCGCCTTGAGCCATAAATAACGCTGGCTGGTCGTAGCCTTTCACGTCATTCCAATGCAATAGTTTGCGGCTCTTGGTTGTGAAACCGTCTAACGCCTCAAGCTTTGCCCATAGCGCGGAATAAATCGCTTCACGATTCATCGTAATGCCCCCTCAATGGATTTTTGCAAATCAGCCTCAATCTCCGGCTTCATATCGCGTAAAGCCGACCGTAAAAACGACCGTTCCGGCAGTTGCACATTGCGAGAGTGGGCGCGGATTTGAACATAACGCGGCGATTTCAACGGCCTGCCGAAAGCCTGACGTATCTGCCTCATTGAGGCTTTAACGTTGACTGTTCCGGCAAAACCATATTCATGCGCCGCGCCGTAGCGGACATTCGTGTTGACCTCGCCAACCACCAAACCGCCCGAACTGGTTACTTGCTGATGTATTGAGCGGCGAAGATTGCCAGTCCGTACATTCAACACCTGCCCAGACAGGCGGTTTTGCATAACTTCGCGTTGCAACTTCAGAACCGACCGACCGATAGACTTTTCAACCGCCGATTGCACGCCGTCAGAATAAGCTTTCAAGACGGCCGCGATTGCGTCGCCTCCGATAAACTCAACATTCAGCATTTCAGACGGCCTTTCGCTTGTATTCCATCAAGATAGCGTAAGCAGACGGCGGAATACCGCCCGACTGGCCAAAGCTCGAAAAGGATATAGTCTCCCCTGCAAGGCTTTTACTCTGCACGCCCTTGTTCTCGATTTCATTCAAGCGTTGCGTTGCGATAATCAAGACAGCCTCCTGAATATCGGCAGGCATGGCTTCATAGCCAGCACGGTACGACACTTCAACGTTTCGGATCCCCTGCGCAAAACAGGCATGGCGAATCAACAGCCAGTTATCAAAGTCCCAGTCATCTACCGCGCGTCCGTTGATTTTTACGGACGACACGGAAATGACAGGCCATTGGTCCAGCACAATACGATTCTTGCCGTTGCCGTTGTATCGCTCGACATAATCCGCCGCTTCGAGTTTTCGACCAATGAAAGCCTCAACCGCCGCCGACACACCATCAAGCAAGGTCTGAAAATATGAGTCCTGCTTGTCATGGGTAACGCCCAGCCGTTGCTTGAGCGAATCAAGTAGGAAAAGGTCGGTCATCGTTATTCAGTCTTTTCAGCTTCGGCTTTGCGTCCGCGCTTGGCTTTTTCAGCCTCTTCAGCAGGCTGTTCAACCACGTTACCAAAGCCGAACTGATACAAGAATTGCGCCGCTTCGGCAGGCACTTCAACAACGCCGTTTTCGCCCACTTCATAGCTTTGGCTACCAAATGAAACATCGGTAAAGCCCTCAGGTGCTTGTAATTTAACCAATTCAGTCATTTCAAAATCTCCAAAAGAAAGAGGCCGCCCGAAAATTCAGACGGCCTGATTAGGCTTAACCTACGTTGGTAATCATACCGAAAGCAGGCATGAACATGCCTTGCAACACTTCGTCAGCATAGACACCATATTCATACATACGGGTACGCAGCGGCCATTCGATTTGGTAATACTCTTGGCGCGTACGCACTTGCAGCAGGTTGCCCACGCCTTGAACGTAGGCGGGCAGACGGCTTGAGTAGAACAGGTAAGTGCCGGCAGGCAGGTTCGGGTGAACCACGATGTTCAGTTCTTCGCCTGTGATTTTGTTCAAGTACGAACCAACAACGACACCGGCTTTAATGTTTGCGGTGTTGTTCACATCCACATTCAGCTTAATCAGCGGTGCGCCACCGTTGCCGATAATCAGCTTAGTCAAAGAGGCCAAATCGCGTGCGTTGACGTAGATTGTGTCAGGGGACAAGCGATATTTTGAATAGAAGTTTGCAAAGGCTTCTTCAAACTCATACACGCCGCCTGCGCCGTCTGAGGTCAGGCCGCTGCCTTTGTTATCAGCCCAATACGCGCCGGAATCAGGCAGGGCAATTTGGGTCAACAGGCCGTCAAATTCCAAAATAGAAGTGGAATTGTCTTCAGACGGCAAAGAAGCCGCGGTTTGGGTGCCCTCAGCGTCAGCCAGAATATCCACTTTGGCAGAAGTAGTAACCGCGCCCAGTTTTTCAGAACTGGCAGCGCCCCAGAACCAAGCGTAGGCAACCGCGCCGCGAACGGCTGGAACCATAGCGGTTACTTTTTTGCCTGTCGCGATACCGGAAACAGAAGCGGCAGCAGATTTTTGAGCAGAACCGCCGCCGAATGTATCAGTCGTGCCGTCCGCGTTTTGGCGTGTGATTTTGGTCGGTACTTGAGCAGTTTTAATGTTCAGGCTTTGACCGATTGCGCCGTTGTTTGCGCCTGCTACGTCCCAATATGCCTGCAAGCCCAAAGCCACGCAGATTACAGACAAGGTGCTACCGCTGATTTTACCCATCGCGTCAGTCGAAACGGCAGCGGTCGGAGTAGGTGTAACGCCTGATTTCAGGCTAGTGTTACCGCCCAACAAAATCATTTCCTCGGCAATCATGGTAGCCTGTAAGGTTTGGGCAACCGCTAACGCTTTCACGTCCTCAAAACCACGCGCGGCGTAGTCAGCTTCAAAGGTTACTTGGTTTTCCAAGCCGATGGCGCGGAATTGCGCGTTACGTTCAACCATTTCGTGGTTGATGACACCACCGCGTTTGCCCTCACTGATACCGGCGCGTTGATTACCGACGTTGATATTTGTGATCGCTTTCCAGTTTGAGCCGATAGTACGGCCGCCGCCCACGCGTGGGATACGGTTACGCAACGGTGTCAATACTGGATAGAGTTTTTGAGACGGCGCGGACAGGTCATATGTTTGCAGGCCAGTGGTAAAACTGGTCGGCTGAGTAAAACCTTTGTTCAACGGCTCGCCGTTTGCTTGTACTGACTTCATCAGCTCAATTGTTTCTTGTGTGAGTTGATTCACGTTCATTTATCGCTCCTGATAATAAAAAAACCGCCTGTAAGCGGTGTTACAGACGGCCTGTTTGTTTTGCTTTGATGAGTGTCGCCACATCATCAAGCGAACCGTCATTCTTCACAATCGGCTCAAAACCTTTTAATGGGTCTTCGCCGTTATCTTCTGCCTTGCTGATGGCTTTAGTGCTACCTTTCGGCGGCGCTGCCTGTTTTTTCAGACTTTCGATTTCCGCCTGCGCTTTAGCAAGTGCGTCATTCGATTTTTTCAGCGCGTCTTGCGCTTTCGCCAACGCGTCTGCCATTTCGGCTTTAGCAAGGTCGTCTGATTTGTCAGATTTGCTTACCGATTCATCGATAGGCTCGTCAGCTTTGGTTGCCACTTCCTGTTTCTCAGCTTTAGCCAAGACTGCTTTCAAGATGGAGATTTCAGACTCAGACAAATTCACGCTTGCCGATTTCTCGGTTTCATCTTCTTTGTCGTCTTTGTCATCTTCCTTGCCGTCTTTGCCGTCTTTATCTTCGGCTTCAGGCTCTTTATCGCCGTCTTTAGGCTTCTCGTCTTCATCTTCGGCTGATTTGTCAGACGGCTTATCGTCTTCTTCCTTACCCACCTCTTCCTCATCTTTGGGTTTATCCGCTTTGTAGCAGGTAAATACCGCATCAGGATTTGCAGGGCGGTCAACAAGGCTGATTTCTGTCAGCTTCAAGCCCGTGATTTGCGACTTATTCAATTCATCGCGGGCGGTAACGCTTCCACCGATTGAAAAGCCTTTATAAACGCCTGTTTTGACTTTAGTCACGGCAACAGGGTCAACGATATGAGCGCCAAAGAACGTGCGCCCGTCGTCTTCTACATTAATCTCAATAGCCGTTCCCGCCGCGTTTGAGCCGTGCATTTCACGCACCGCGCCAAACTTCATATAGTCGGGAATAGCCGCTTTCATTGCTTCTGCCGCGATAATCTCGCCGTCCGAATCGACCGCTTCACTTGAGGCGTAACCCCAAACTTTGACAGTGCCGTCGTCCTGCGCCTCCATCTTGGCAATTTCCGCGTATAACTTCGCCATTCGTTGCTCCAAAAAAAGCCGCCCCACGAAGAGGCGGCAACACACTCACTTTACCCAAAGGAATCAAGATTTAGGCATATCCTCTGCCAAAACAGGGATAACCGTACATCTGCAATTAGGATGACCCGGAATCGTCAGTGAGCCATGCGCAAAATGCTCATGTAGCCCAATAACGCCCATATCCCCGTTGGTATTGCAAATCTCTGACACTTTATCGTCTTCAGCTGTCAGCCACTGCTTACCGGCAACAAGTCCGGTCTCTTCCCAGCCTATCAGGTTGCCCATGCCGTCCGCCATCGCCGTCTCAGTTCGGGCAATAGTTCGGGAGCGAGTATTGCTGAAAGCGTGAGATTCTTTCAGACGGCCTGCCAATTCCTGCACACTGTCGCCGTTTCGCATGGCTTCGACCACTTGGCCGCGTATCATTTCGCGCGTTCCCTCTGTGATTTGCCATTCGGCGGCAGGGTTTTGGATAAGCTCGCCGCCTACCCACTTCATGCCGACCATTTCGGCGGCTCGGTCATGCGCCCACTTGACGGCACGGCTGCGGATATTCGTAACCATACCGACAGCAGGGTCAGGCATTACATGCAACAAGGCGGCAACCGCCCCATCTTCCGCCGCGCGTCTGATTATCGGCTCGACCACATCAGACAAGCCCGACCACTCGCCAAAGTCCAAGCCGTCGGTAATGATTTTCGCTACCCGATTCAGTTCGGCAGTCAGGTCATCGGCCTGCCAGTCAACTGCCGCACCAGTAATCAGTGCCGCGATTTGTTTAGCTAAACCGTCAACGCGTGTCAGCAAATAAGCCTCAATAAGCGCGGCGGCTTCGTCTTCGCTCATCTGGCTTTCCGACTTTCCCAGCTTTTCAGCCTCTTGATTCGGCTGTTCTTCAGGCTGTTGGTCGTCTTGCTGATTCGGATCGGGATTATCTTGCTCCGGCAATGGCTCCTTGCCCAGTTCGGCGCGGATTTCATCAGCGGTCAAGATACCTGCGTTTTTGTAAATTGCGTAGATTTCTGCCTGTTCTTTCGGGTTGAGTGATTCTTCCTCTTTCCAAACAAACTCATAAGCCGCCATATCCATGTATCGGGCAAGAACGTCATCAATCAGGGCTTTTACCCAGTTTTTCAGGCTGCTCATGCCGTCTGAAAGTGATTGCTCACGGCTCGTTTCCGCCACGCTACGGTTTACCTGCGCCACGAACGGCGTAGGCTCGACGCTAAACGCAAAGCAGACGACACGCGCCAACCACTCGTCGTAAACGTCTTTCAACGGCGGCTGCTTCGTCTCTTTAAAGTTTCTAGCTAACTCACCCGGCACGAAACGCATTTTGCGCCGCTCTGCCGTCTCGCCCGATAACAACAAATCCCAATATTCTTGGAATCGTTTAATATCATCAGCCGGCCATGTTTCAGGCACACCGACAAGCGCATCAGGCACACTACCAGCCGTGTAATACTCAAGCGCGTGAATCTGCCGTTTTAAGGCGATGTTCACGGTCATGATGATTTGCTCAACAGGCGAATAACCGTAAACCTTGTAGCTTCGATTATTCCGTGAGCGGTAAATCAATTCGTCCGCCGTGTAATCAACCGCAGCCATGCCGTGCAAGATTTGCTGATAAGCTGTATCAGGCGGTAATGGCAGCCGGCCTGTATTATCCAGTACGCGCTTAATCGTCGCTCCGTCTATAACCTCAAGGGCGTACAAGTCGCCGCCTAATGTTTTGCGTGGGTAGATACAAGGCGCGTCAATGACAAACAGGTCTTCCAGCAAAATACGCAACCAGTCCGCCCATGTATGTTCTTTATCGGGCGACTGGAAAAATGCGATCGCTTCATCGACCTTTCGGTCTTTGCGTTGTGATTCGTTGTCTTTGGTTGATTCAACATCGCGCTTCTGAATCGTCCACTTCAGGCTTTCCATTTGGTCTTTGCGCTTTTCGATAACCAAACGCAGAACATCGTAGTTATCGGCAAGGGCGCGTAATTGTGTAAAGCCTATTGCCTCACGTTCGCGCGGCTTGGAATGACCTACGTTGTAGAACGGCTCATAATCGAACCGCCGACCCTCTGCCTGCTGTGCGACAGGGGCTAAAGGCTCGCCCGCATCAAACCACCCGTCCGCGTTGCCGGTAAAGGCGTAACGGACACCAGCGGCCACACGGGAAATAAAGCCTTGTGATAATGGTGTCTTTTTACTCATTTGTTTGCCTCAACCTGCAAACGCAGGTAATCAATCATGCCCGTTCGGGTGTCTAGCAACTCGCCAAACGCGCGGCTTAAACAGTCGATTTGGTCGTCATGCTGACCGTTCGGGAACATTCGCATTTCTGAAATCAGCGCGTCTGTGTCCCATGTGCCATCATCTAACAACATCACATTACCGATGTTGACTTGAGCGGCGAACGGCTCGGCTCGTGTAACCTTGTCGCCCGATTCGGGACTGGCAGATACAGAAAAGCCCGCCAGTTGACGGGTTAGGTATAAGGTTTGCGACTTACCAGCTTGTCCGGGGTCTTGTGGGATAGATATTTTAGTTTTCACACCGTCTTTTTGCGCCGTGTTGCGTAATATCCTATCTCGCTCATCCGCTCCATACTGGCCGCGCACGATATTGGCGATAATGTACCGCCCATCTTCTGTTACACCAAGCCTACCGCCTGCCGTGTAGTCGCCGTCGTTCGCAGTGGACGCTAAGTCCCACGCGCGAACCCATCGAATATTTCCAGCAGGCAATGCCTTAACAAATTGCAGATTGTCAGGCTTAAACGTACCACCATCAGGCGGTGCAGGTTGTTGCATATACTGACCGGCAAACACATACGGCGCGGCTTGCTCCATTCGGCGCAATGTTTCAATATCGTGCTTTTCAGGCCACAATGCCGTACCATCATCTTGAATAGCAGGCAAGCAAAGGTGTTCCCATTCTTCGCCGTTACCGCCATCAAGTAGCCAGCCTGCAATATCTTTCTCATGCAATCTCTGCATAATCACGACAATAGGCGTGTCAATGCTGTTCTTTCGAGATTCAAGCGTATTCTGAAACCAGTCAATGACGTTTTGCCGCCTAACCTCGCTTCGGGCTTCGTCAGCCTTGTGCAGGTCGTCTAAGATTAGCGCCCCGCCAAAGCCCTCACGGTGCTTACCCGCACCGAAACCTGTAATCGTACCGCCTGTACCTGTTGCGTACATCACGCCGCCGGCAGTCGTTTTCCAGTGATGGCTGCTCTCGCTTGCAAGCTCCACGCCGGGGAATATCGCCCGATATTCTTCATGCTGTAACAGGTTTCTGATTTGCACTGAGTTATTGACGGCCAACGTAGCCGAATAGCTCGCATGAATAAACTCGCTATCAGGCACACGACCCATCGCCCACGCAATGAAGTTCACTACCGCAATTTCCGTTTTCGAGTATCGCGGCGGAATATTAATAATCAGGCGTTTTGTTTCGCCGTTGAAAACACGCTCAAGCGCGTTACAGATTAGGGCATGGTGCCTTGCTTGCGTCCACTGGTAGCCACGACGCTCACGAAACATCCAGCGCGTAAACATGTACAGATTGATTGAACTTAAATCCCGAATAACAGATATTTGCTTCTCATTGAATTGCTCTAGTGCCATTTTATTTTAAATTCCTTTGGAAAAATGCATAAAAATGGCAATCTAGCCTCCCATAGGATTAGCATTTTATGCTAAACCTTGTTCAAAACGTCCTCGGCAATCTTGCGAAACTCTTCAGCATTTAAGCGTACCGTCGGCGTCATGCTGCCATCACTCGATTTAACGTCAATCTCTTGCTTGTCGCCGTATTTCTTAGGCGCAATCTTGGAAGCCGCCCATTTACGCGCGTCAACCTGTAACCTTGCTTTCATCACCGCCGCACTATCAGCTTCGACACTATCGGCGATTTCTACTATCTCTTCGAAAAAATAATCTGCCTGCCTAGTTCTGGCTCGCGCGTATTGTTCCGAAAACTCTTTATTCTCGATCAGCCACTTGCACACGGTTGACGTTGTTGGCATACCATCTTCAGCGCATATTGAGCGCAAGCTTCTGCCATTTGCGATTTTCTCGCATATCTTTTCTGCCAGCTCGTCGCTGTATTTACTTGGACGGCCTGTTTTGCGTTTTGTGTCGCTCATAAACCCTCCTCAAAAAAGAAACCGTCTAACTCCGACCCCTCTCAGAATTAGACGGCTAAACACACTCGACTCACAGGAAAAATGGAACGCCCTACACCAACAAGGCATAGGGCGAAGTGCAAGAACCGCTTTACAGCCTGTCATGGCAGGCGACCGTCAGGTCGGGCAACCGCGTCTCACTCGCACCGCGTTTTATTGACTTTCTGCCTGAATCACAGGCTATCTTGAAATGCAAAAACCGCCCTATAAAGGCGGTTTATATAGCTATTTCCAAACTATAGCATAATTGTATCAAAACATTACACGGTCATCAATAGTTATTCTAAAACTTTCTCGTCTTTCCCGTCTGAATACAAAACTTCCAGCTTCTCGAATGACACTTCAACCTTTGCATTCCCCTGCTGTATTTTCTTCATCCTCAAATCATTCAAGGAAGCAGTGAACACCATTTCAGCGGTATCGCCCGGATTGAGTGTTTTTTTGAAAACCTCATCGCCCATATTCAGCGTAACTGAGCCGTCCACACCCTCAACAACCAACCTGATCGCACTACTAATGGCGGTAATGCCTTTATTGCTGTTATTGGTAAATGACAACTTCAGGTTAAGCCCTTCGCCAATGCCGGGAATATCTGTGTTTTCAAATCCTGAGTAGCTTAAAGAATAGGTTTTTTGCACTTTTTCAACAGCCTCTTTCTTCGCCGCCTCCTCAGCCTCTTGAGCGGCAATAAATTCTTTTTGCCGTTTGATTGCTTCGCCGACAGTTACGCCATATTCCGCCTTTTCGCCAAACAGGCCGTTTCCCTCTGCACGCAGAAAGTACCCAAGAACCAATTTTTTATCTTCATCAGGCAGTTTCTTCAAATCGCCTGAATGTGTTTCAATATCTTCTTTTTTGCTGATTACCACATCTTTCACGTCAGTGCAGCCAGCCAAGACAGCAGCGGAAACTATAGCGGCAATTAATAATTTCTTCATTTTTAATCCTTTGTGTTAATAGTGAGTTAGTGGGCGAATTATGCCACAGGATTTAAATTCATCATACAGCTTTACATCTGTCGTATTTTCCAATGCGGCAATAATCGATTTCACTTTTTTTAGTTGTTTGTAAAAATACCCGTTAGAAATATCGTATTTATCCATAACCTCAAGTCGTTTAGGCATCTCTTTTAAAACATGGCACACCAGCGCATCACATATCAACAGATTAACACCCTCGTTCTGCTCTTCGATATAAGCGGCAATATCCACAATCCCGCTTAAATCCTCGCTGTATTTACACTCCACTACTGCAAGCTCGTAGCGGTTTAACACGCGCTCAATACGGCTGATAATCATCGCCGCGTTTGCGTGTGTCTCGGCCTGCGTCAAATCGCCGCCGCCGCCGGTAACGCCTTTGCTTTCGCACCAAGCGCAAACAGAAGCCGTGTTGTTTAACGGCTCCATTCTCACGCCTCTGATTTTATAAACATCCGCCAAAACTTGCTCAACCGTGTGATACATTTCCGCCCTTTAAAATTCCCAAATTAACCCGAAGTTTCCTGCCGCCCATGCCTGCAAGCGGTTTTGATAGTCTGTCATCTCTGCCGTGTTTAGCGTTGTCGTGCTGATTGGCGTTTTGACTTCCGTTCCGTCCGGCATGGCCTTTAACTCAAAGCCTAGAAACATCCCCTTGCAATACTCGTGCCATGTTTCCGCGCTGTATCGCCTGCCATTTACCCACGCTTTATCCGCTAATTCTCCGTAGATTTTCCACAGTCTCCTGTTCTGCTCTATGCTCCGTTTTGAGTTGTACGGCCTGATACATACTTCAAGCTCTGCATTAGCCTCTAACCACGCCCCTAGATTGTTGTAGATGGTCGTCATCAATGGCCGCTTGTTGTCTTTCGTCAGCCTGTACGCTACGCTTTGCATTTAACGATTCCCTTGTCTATCAGCTTTAAAAGCGTTCTGAACTGCGACCGGCGCATATAAAACTCTTTATCTTCCTTGCTCAACTTGATATGCGACCGGCCGTCTATCACATCATGGCAAGCACTACACCCAAAGCCTGCCGATAAATCGTTACTCTTCAGCCCCATGCCGTGCGTTTCGCTCGGAAAATGGCATAAAACCACTGTTTCAGGGTTGTAATTGCACACCCCCGCGATATTGAGTGTGCAATCTTCCCCTTTGGCCGCTTTTCTGATCGCGCTCACTTACGCTTCCTCTTCGCGCGGTTTTTAAGTGTTGACTTACTCCTACTTCGGAGATTTAAAAACCAGTCAATATTTCGATACGACAACGCCAATAACCTCAATTCATTCCTACTCATCAAATCTCCTATTATTCAAAAACACCAACTTCAGCAATCCCAATATCAAGCCCACCGTCCTCTCTTGGCTCGCTTGCGTATGTTGCTAAAATAAATCTGACTTGGTTGTCGTTGTGATAGACAACCCCTTGCAAGGCATCGACAGCGACTTTTAGGCAGTTATCAAGGTCTAGTATTACCTTGCTTGCCGTGCCGTCCTTGTTCATCTTTGGCACTAGGCTGACAAAAAGGATTACATCTTTTTCAGACGGCCTAAAACCTGCCTTTTCTGCCGCGTGAGAAACGCAAAGCTTGTACGCTTTCGCTTCCTTGCTTAATACCTGCCTATTTCTAAACGTTTTCCAATATCGGTTAGTGCTGATCGGGTAAGGCAGGGAAAGAACATTTGCCCTTTCCGCCGCCTCTACTATTTGCTCAATCGGGATTAATACGGCCAACTCCCACCCCAATCATCGTCATCGTCTTGGTTGCGTACTTTCTTTGTCATATACTCGACAAAGCCAATCGCCAACACTACGACCGCTACACAAATCAAAAATACCGAGAATTTCATAAATAGCTCCACTTTCTGCCGAATTGTTTATAAATACTTTCCGCTACGCCGATAGGCCAGTTCTTAGGGGCTAATTGCGGGCAAGCCTCGTTTACAAGCTCTGCCGAAATACTCATGCTTACCGCGCCGCGCTTGGCTGAGAACAGCCGTTCTTCGTCTGCGTCTGTGAACTCTTTCGGTTGACGGCGCGTGCCTGGTAATTTTGCTTTTCTGGCCGCGTAATATTTTTCATGATATTCAGCTTGACACTGCCGGCATCTGCTGCTGTATTGCTGGATTCCTTGTTTATTGAAGCCTTTTTTATAAAACTCACTTACCGGCTTTCTTTCTTCACATCGTGAGCATTTGCGCGTTTCCATTTCCCCTACTCCTTTTCGCGTTGTCCAAATTCATCAATCGGTGGCATATCTACCCAAAGAGTGATTCCGATAAGTGCCGCTATTGCACCAAGCCCAATAAGAAACATCGTCATCATTTTTTACCCTTTCTTCTTTTCAACAGTTCCAATTCAGCTTTCAAACGTTGGTTTTCTGCTTTCAGTGTTGTATCAGCTTTAATTTTCGAGATTGCGATAATTTCTGATTTCACTCGTGCAAGCTCTGCGTTCTTCGCTTCGATTTCCGCTTGCAGTTCTTCGATTTTCTTGTTCTTCTCTTCAGAATTTTTTGCCGACCCATTAACAATTTGCCTTAATCCGTGGATTGTTCTATTCGCCTCGTTCAGACGGCTGATTGTTTCGGACAGATTCTCGCTAACCATTTCCGCCGCCTTTTCCATTTCGGCTTTTTCAGCTTTCATACCAGCATTTTCTTCAAGAAGGTCTGCAGTCCTCTCCTTGTAAAATGTCGCCATACTTTCAAATTCTTTGGCTTTCCAAATGACCTCCTCATAGTCTTTCTTGCTCACGCCGCCCAATTTCTCGATTAACCAATTTTTCATTTTCCGTTTTCCTTTCCGTATTTCTTTTCAATCAATCTTTCCACGCGGTTCACTGCCACTCTCAGTGATTCGTAGTTTTTCGCGAAGGCCGCATATAACACAGCATCCAGTGCGTTCAGGTGTGCATGCTCAAAGCCGCAACATTCCACCTTGTCCGCTAACAAGTCATAACCCGGCAGTGTAATAATCGGCATTACTGGCCTGTTCCCGATTTGGTCTCGCAAATACCATAAAGCCTTTTCCAAATCCTCTTTGCCGTTCTTATGCTCAAATCGCCAAATGTATTTAAACGCGTTGCCAAGATTGAAATTCAGCAGTCTTGTAAACTCGATACATTCATGCTTTCGTGTCTTGTAGTGATTGGGGTTGATGTTGTCTTTCATTTCGTTTTCCTCGTTAAAAGTGACTTACAATGTGTTTTATTAAATCTTCAGGGATTGACGACCGCACGATATGACGGCTTCCTTTCCATGCGTTAAATGCGAATTTCGCACGGTTTGCCTGTTTTAAATTCATCGTTACGCCTGAAGCAAAGCCAGTTCTTTTAAGCGGAAAATCATCGCTATACGCGGCATAACAGGCTACGTTCTTCACGAAACTCAAACCCTCACGCTCCAACTTGTCAAAAATCATTGATGATTGAGGATTCTCGATAACAAACGGGATTCCTAAAGCCTTGACCAACTCAGCCGTGAACAACGCTGTTAAGTCGCCGTTCACTCCTTTTCGCAAATATCGGGAATAGACGGCAGGAATTTCAGGCGCGTTACGCTCAACCAATTTACGGACTGATACATACGGGTGCTTTTTCCAGTTTTGGAAAGTTCGCAATGCCAGGCTGTTTTTATCCCGGTATGCGTTCCCATTGTCTCCGGCCGTTGCGAAGCTCCAAGATTCACACGGCGGACTTGCCATCAGCAGGTCAAACGGGTTTTCTTTGTGCATATCGACCAGCTTTTTAATGTTTTTCATGTCCGATAAATCCATCACAATATCGGCGTTACCAATTCCTACTGATACGACCTCGTGGTCTGGCAGTGCCTTTTTTACACTGCCGTTCCCATCGTCAAATAAAGCTAAAATTCTCATTCTTCATTTCCTTTTGTTGCGCCATTCTTCAAACTTTTCGCGCCGTTTTTGGATCACGATTTCATCGGCTGGCTGAAAAGCACTTCCGCCGCTCCAGTAATCGCCCTTATCGCACTTGTAGCCTCCGAAGTAGAAGCTCGCCCGTTGCTCAGACGTTTGCGATTTCTCGCATTTTGCAAATCCTCTCATCGGCGTATTGGCCTCTGATTGGAAGTTTGCGTGTTTGCAGTAGAAGCAGGTTTCACGCATTGCCCTACTCCCTAGCTGTAATATTCATACTCGCAGAATCGTTGATACTGACCCTGCCACACTAGGTCTAAAACACCACGCTCGCCGTCTCGGTTTTTCGCGATGATCAATTCAGCCGTTTCTTGCGGTGCGTCTGAATCGTAGTAGCCCTCACGGTATGGCATCAGCACCAAGTTTGCGTTTTGCTCAATGCCGCCACTTCCTCGTAGGTCTGCAAGGCTTGGCCTTTTGTCTGCCTGCTTCTCTGTTGCCCGGTTAAGCTGTGCAACAAGCAAGACGTGAATTTGCAGTTCCATTGCCAAGCGTTTCAGGCGTGCCGTAATATCATCAAGTTCGGCAACCTCGTTCACGCCTTTACGCGGCATCAGGTGCAGATGGTCAACGACCAACACATCAAGCCCTGATTTGCGCTTCTCTAGTCGGCATCGCGCGGCGATTGCTTCAATTCCGACCATCTCCGTATCAATCACAAACTTCCAGTCTTTGGCTTCACTCAGGTATTCAGCAAAGCCGTTATGCTCTTCGCGTGTCATGCGGTATTTTTTCAACCGGCCGTAATCAATCGACTGCTCCGCCGCCGCTCCTCGCTGTGTTAACTCAATGCCTGACATCTCGTAGCTTTGGAATCGGACAGACAAACCGCTTTTCGCGCAATGCCGGGCAATGTTTTCAGCTAACACGGATTTACCCATGCCGGGTCTTGCCCCGATTACCGTTAAATTTCCGCGTTGCAGGCCGCCTGTAACTTCATCAAGGCACTTCAAGCCGGTAGAAAAGCCAAGCATCCCGTCCGTTTCAGAAATCCGCTCCCAGTGATGCAGTGTTGCTCTGATCGCATCTTCGTAGCTCATCTCCTCGCTTCTGCCTGCCGCCGTGCCGCTGATTTTGTCTAACAGGGCAACCGCTTCAGCCTGTCTGTCAGCGATTGAGCGGCCATCTCGTTCTGTCGCCAGTCTTTCGATTTGTTCAGCAGCGAATCGCAATTCACGCTCTGCCGCACTTTCTGACACCAGCCGCGCATATCGGCTGACATTCGCCGCTGACGGCGTGTTTTGTTGCAGGTCAATCAGGTAGGCAAGGCCGCCTGTCTCTTCGCTCAATCCACGCTTGCCAAGTTCGGCATCAAGCGTAATCACATCTACCGGCAGGCCGTCTGAAATCATCGACATGGCAGTCTTGAAAATCAGGCCGTTTTTTTCGCTGAAAAAATTATTTGGCGTTAAGTCTGTCAGCAAGTTGGCGGAATCGTTGTCAATCAGGATTGCGCCCAGTACAGACTGCTCTGCTTCCAAGCTTGCCAAGATTTCAAATTGCTCAGTCATTTTCAAAATTTCCCCAGTGGTCTAAGTTCGGCAGCCTGTTTTTTCGTCATTACCGGCATACCGTCGGCCGTTCTTGTCTCAAAGCGTTTATGCGATGGGTCTTGTTTTGCTGCTCCCAATTCGCCTTTGGCTTTCAAGCGCATCAGTGATTGGAAAAACTTGTGTTCCCACATCGCCTGCGTTTGCGTATTGCCTCTTGCAGACCAGTAGCCGGTAAACTCAATCAGCGCGTCTTTGATTCGTTTGTCTCCAAGACTTGGAATCTGCGACCGTCTGAGTTTTGCATCAAACGCTGTTTTGTCTTTAGGCTCCCAATCGTCAGTAATCGGAAAATCGCCGAAGACGTTGCTGTTGGGTTGTTCATCAGTCTCAGACGGCTCAGAAACCTCAACTCCTACATCTCCGTCTTTAGTAATATTCAGTACTTGTTTATATTCAGTATTTACTAGTGTCGGCTCAGCCTGATTAGGCTTACCCTGATTAGGCTTACCCTGATTAGGCTTACCCTGATTAGGCTTACCCTGATTAGGCT